CAGATAGCAGACATTGTAAATACATTGTCACCTTGTACGTCAGTAGTAAATTTAATAGTTAATGCAGTACCACTTATTAAATCCGTAAAGAGATCATCAAACAAGTAATTCGTAGATGAATCACCAGGCCCTGCATACAATGCCTCGGTGGACAGTGTGCCAGATAACTGACCTTTCTTCACTTCTCTCCATCCACCGCTTGCGCTATCCTTTGTCAAGATTTCACGCATAGCTGCGGAGATGTTCATTTGGCAGGATGTGGCATATCCGATAGCAGTGCTATCTTTGTATAGTCGCATCAACGTACCGTTAATAATTCCAGTTGTTGCCATTTTATTATTTTTTAGCTTTTGACAAATCTATATTAACATCAATCTTTTCCAATTCATTCTCATGCTCAAAATATTCCATAGGCATTGGCACGGGAATATAAATAGGTTGAGGTGCTTCTTGCACTTTCTTCTCTGGCATCTGCTCCACGACAAAGTCATCATCAAGATGCTCGGCAATGCCATCGGCAACAAGCTGCTTGCCAAAGTCGGAAAGGAATACACCTGTTGCGCCTACTGGCTTGCCGTTCCATGTTTTTATTAATCTTAACTTCATAATTATCGTTTCATTCTTGCCATAAAATCAATACTCATCCAATAAACATTTAAATCAGCATTGTATGTTTGTGAATCAGATGACATATATTTTATTGTCTGCACACTAATATCATTAACTGTACCAACAAATCTATCTAACCTATTTCTTATAGAGTTAGATAAACTTTGTGTAGTGTCGTAATTATTAGTATAAACATCTACTTGAAAGTTAACTTCCTCTAAATTACTTTGACCATCTTTAAAATCTACTGGCACACTATTTATTATTGTGTAAACACAAAAAGGATAGGTAACATTTTGAGGAGCAATGTCTGGAAAGATGCGTAATCCGCAAACACCAGTAACTGCCACATCAGTTGATAATCTCCCATATATTACTTTACCTATCATTCCCAAAACTTTTTAGGGTACATCTTAACCACTTCTCTTGCCTCTGCAATCATTAAAGGATATACAACAGATGCAGACATACTTTTAGCTTTCATTACTATCTTTTGCCTCCATGCTTTGGCAGAGCCGTAAATCATGTGAGCGTAAAAGCCATCGTATTTTTGTTCACTATTTAATGTAGAACCTACTGGTTGTGGATTGTAATGAGGCCCAATAGCACCATTAGTCCATTTATATTTTTGTAATAATTCGCTAAGGTTTTTTACAGACCTTTTTAAGTTACCCGGTTTAACTATATATCTATATTTTGCACTTCCATTAGACTTTCCTACACCTTTGGCAAATGTGCTTATTTTGTGTTCTTTATTAGATTGAGGAATAAGTGACTTATATACATTTATAGCAGCTGGCATTGCGGCATTTATCACATCCATCCTTTTATTAACAGTTATATTAGTTAAAATATCATTAAGTTCTAAAACTGTTTCTGCTAAACCATTAGCAAAAATGCCTCTTACTCTGCTTCCAGATCCGCTTGCTCTTCTTAACCTTGATATTTGAGCCTGTGTTATATATGTCATTGGTAGTTTTCATTAAATGAACAAAACAAATACATATACATATTATCCTCACTTATCTGTATATTTTCTATTTGATAATATCTATTCATGTAGGTAATTCTCATTGACTCCGTTACGGTAGTTCTATACCTACAAGTTACTCTTATCTGACTCTTTGCCGTAATCTTACCTCCATCCACATCTTCTCTATTTATACCTTTATAATCAACCATTCCCCAAACTGTGTCAACTGTTGTCCATGTTTCAGCAGGGTATCCTGTTGCGGATGCCGTTCTGGTTACTTGTTCAATAAGTATCCTTTCTCTTAACTTTCCAATCTCTTCTTTCTTGTTAAATCTCATTAGAAATATTGTACGCGATATTGATCTAAAAGATATTGAGATGCAGTCGGCATTTTCTTAACATAGTCCTCTCTGTTGTCGTAGCTATCAGCAATCATCATTAGCATTGCTTGTCTTATTTGTGTAGGTACTCCGCTTGCCTCTGTTCCAAATCCTGCCGTATAAGTAATCGTTACATCATTAATATTACCATACAATGTAGGCCATGTTTTGCCGTAGGCTAATGATAGCCGTGATGGTTTAGAAAAGTTATCTACGACATAGTTTGTCGCTGCAAATGTTTGTGTAGTATTTTGCCCATCAGCATATTGAAAATTAGAAACTGAAATAACTGGATTTACACTTAAATATAAAGTTGGACTATTTAATCTATCTAACTTCTCAGTAACAGTCTGCGTAATTAATGCCATGTTTAAGTAACTCTCTGCCGCTTGACGTGCTGCGCTTATTAAAGTAGTAATCAAAGTATCATCAGCTGATGTATCAACTTTTAAATAGTTTTTTACATCAGACAATGTCCAAGGTTCATTAACAGGTGCAGTAGTTACTTTCCAAGCCATTTTATTATATTTTAAAATGGGGAAGGATACAACACCTTCCCCAGATTAGATCCCTAATGAAAGATTACAGATTCTTTAGGTGCTTAATTGCAGCAGTATTTAGCAATTTGCCATCATACCTTGCATACATTAAGAAGCCAATTTCCATCTCATCCATGAAACGCTCACGCAATGGCACAAGCACATTGTTGGCAACTTGACGTATAACATATTTTGACCAATCACCAAAGAAAATAATTTTTGCATCAGCTGCTTGAGTTGATGGCAAATCATTATTAACAAAATAATTGTAGCCTAAAAGTTTATCTGGCGCACCTTCTCTTAATGATGGTTGGAATAATGGATTATTTGCAGTATCAAAATTTAACTTTCTAACCGCAGATAAAATATTATCATGCATCATAAATGCAACAGATGGACTATTTCTATAAGCAACATCGACAGAGTGAACCAAGTCAACTAAGTTAGCCGCAGTAAATGCGCCAGTAGATGCAGATTCTACACCGGATGGAGCAACGTCTCTGAATCCTGTTGGTTTACCAGAACCATCACCGCTTGTAAATGCAGTGTTTAGACCACGGCCTAAACGCTCACCTAACATAACAGGTAACTCTGTATTTAAAAGACCAAACTCATCATTTGCCCACTCAACAGAAACTTTTACTAAGGTGTTTAAAACGTGTGCATTAAATGTCTCCCTTGTAAAAGTCATATCCTGTACAGTAACCGCAGCAGCTTCAGTGTGCCAGTTGCCAGCAACAGCCGTATCATTTACTTTAGGATAGTACAAAGTACCTGCCTGTGGAGTAGTAATGATTCTTGAAACTGTTAGCATTGGGCCGTAATAAGCCATAGTTTTCTCAAGCTCATAAGAGAATTGGTAAGGAATAACAAAACCACCTGCTAATCCACTTTCGGATGTTGTGATTGTTGCCGTTCCACGCATCTCTTTAAGCATTGATGACTCACTGCTTGTTAAAGACCTTTTGCAAAGTGCTTTAAAAAATGCAGAGGTATACTCTGGAGATTTTACAATGTCTCTTTGATTAGTAGGTAGCATATTAATTGATTGCTCAATCTCTTGTGCGCCTCTACTTTCTTGGTTAATAGTTTCCCATTTCTCCAAACGAGCAATTTCATTGGTGTAGCTTGCAAATGACTTGTCAGCAGCATCCCATTGTCTGCTTTCGTCATCATTCATCAATCTACTTTCCGCAGATGCTCTTTTTTGCAAGTCCTCCATTATTGCGTAATCGGAAGCCCGCTTTTCTCTTAATTCCTTTGCAGTCATTATTTTGTTTTTAAATTTATTAAGTGCAGGGCATTCCTGCGTAACTCTGATTGTATGTTAATTTCTGACTTTACAGAAACATCAATTACTTTTTGTAACTCCTCATTAACTGCACCTTGAACTTCCTCGTAGCTGCGCTTTGCAACCATTGTATCTGGGTTAGCAGGATAAGTTACCGGAGAAACATCATATACTTTCTTTATGCCTCGAATAACTCTTTTAGGTTTCATACCTTCCCTTTCTTGCCAGTCCTCTGCCTCAACGCTAAATGCAAATGATGATTGATAAACATCACCACGTTTGACCATCTCTAAAAGGTCATTTCCTAATGTAGTGTTTGGAGCTTCAAACTCGTATTCCATAGCATTACCAGTAACCTTTAATTTTAAAGTACCTGATTTAGTCCTGGCTAAAACCATATTAGCATCATGGTTAAACAATGCTACAACATCTGTCATGTCCGAGTTAGTAAATACATCTTGGCTCATCTCCTCTTCATACCAACCCATATCATAGGAAGAGTTAAACACTGTGGCAGTGCCTACTATTGTGCGAGATTCTGGCATTGCCCTAAACTCGTAATTTATACTTCTCTTTTCCATTGTTTCTTCTTTTGACCTTTCGTCCATTATTTTATTAGCTGTTCTTTCTGCCCAGGGTAACATAGTTGAACCTCCCCAAGCATCATACATAATAGAACCGCATATCTCGTTATCATTCTCATCAAAATACTTGCCTTGGTCATATACCTTGGCTCTGCTCAAAAAACTATAAGTGCGTATCACTTCATCATCCGAAAGTTCTTGTCTGCTTGACAATTGCTTTGCTCTTGACCAGCCAACAGAAGTTCCACACTTAGAACCGTTATCTTCTTTATGCTGCAATGCTTTCTTTGCTGCATTTGTTGCTGACTGTGGATAGTTACTGTACGGCATCGCTTGATGGTTCTATCTTTATGTTAGATGCAAGAGGCAATTCATAACTATCTCCACTTGGATAAGGGTTCATATTTTCCTTAATCCTAATTTCGTTAGGTGACATGGCCAATACATTGCGCATCGTAGTATAATAAGATGATCTCGCAGCAACATCTCCTCTTAATAATCCATCAAGATTAAAACGAGTACAATAATTGTACTTTTCTGCCTCAAAAAATATCTTACGATTAAACTCTGCTTCAATGGTTTCGCATAATGGCATAATAGTGTAGTTAACAAACATCTGGCTCAACTGCTCCATGTTGCTAAATGTTGCCTTATCCATATCCTCAAGCAAAACACCTGGTACACCAGTCATCCTTGCAATGTCTGCAATAGTTGACTTTTTTGTTTCATTAAAAGCTGCGTCATTAGGATTAAGTCCTACTTTCTGAAAGTCCATGCCTTCTTCTAAGATAGCAGTACCTCCAGCGTTTTGACTTCCACCAAATGCACGGTTGAAAGAAGACTTTAATCTGTCGTATGCTTCATTGGTTAACTTCCCAGGATGTTTTAATACACCATTTAAGTGCGCGCCATTCTTATAAAAGTTAGCACCATAGTTTCTATTAGCTAATGCCAAGCCGTAATTATCCCTATGTAGGTCAGGCATTTTAAATGCTTCGATTCCATTCCATGT